AACTTCCTTTTTTATTTCCACCATTACCTTCTATTCTTTCCTCGTGGTGGTCTTGAGGTAAAGTTAATTTAACGATAGGTTGATTATTCATTATTCTGGTTATTTCATTTAATGAATAAGGTACCAAAAAATTTCCATCAACTCCAACATCCATAGCTTTACCTTGTGCCAATTTTTTATTTGGAGGTAAATGAACGTGTCCGTGTAAATGTATAACATTATCATTCATGTTGTGCCAACTTGCGATTGGATAATGCATTAATACTAAATCTATTTTACCAGTATGTAATATAGTACCTGGATATAATGATACTTGTAACCGTAGATATTGATTCACTGAACTAAATAAATGTTGTATATCACCTTTATTGTGTTCAATATGGTGATCATGATTACCTAATACCAAGTGGATGTTTTTACAAACAATTCTACTTCTAAATTCAGCAATATTTTCAAACCCACCAAATGACCAATCACCTAAATGAAATAAAATATCATTTTCACCTACAACACTATTGATTGATTTAACAATAGCATCATTCATATGATCTAATGTTTTAAAATCACGAGTTTGTTTTATAGGTACATTACCGTTAAAATCCTTCCATTTACTTACACCACGACATATATTAGTATGTCCATAATGAGTATCTGATGTGAACCATAATTTTTGTCCTATTTCTAATTTTATTTTCAACATATTCTTAATCGTTAAATAAAATAATTAAGTACTGAAACATTTCTTCATATGGGTTATTAACATGTCCATTTGAATCGTAACGACCTAACTTAATCATAAAATTATTATTTTCTTTCTTATACATCTCAAACATACGACTACCAGTCATACTTGAGTATTGTACATTAGCAATACGGTCACATAACTTAACAAAGACAGCACCTGGTGTATTTCTAATACCTTCATAATATCTATCATTAGCTCGATCATTTCTACTTTTACCCTTTTCATTTGTAAGAGCATAAACAATATCAGCGGCCTCTAACCCTAAATTACTTACAACATCATTATAAGATACCCTACAATCTTCAATTAAATCATGACCCCAACAAGCTGTTAAACAAGCATCTCTTAATGTGACTTGATTTTGTTTCGGACCTCTCCATGGTTCACCGGTAAAGTAATCTTTTGTATCATCCAAAAGATGTTTGTATTTCAACCCTATCTGATATACCATACGTAAATGAAATTCATACGGTAAATATGTATCATACATATGATTTGTGTTTCTGTGTTGATTAATACACCAATTTTCTAATTTACTCATCATAACTTTATTTTTAATACCACAAAGGTAATATATTTTAATTAAACCACCAAATTATTTTTACAAAAATTAATTTATAGGTGTTTTTCACACAAAAACGAATATATTTAAAAAAAATATAAAAAAAAACTTGTATTATCAAATTAAAGTGTTATTTTTGTATCACAATTATAAACAATACCACTATGACTAAGAAAAAAGAAGTAATCATCCCTGAAATCATTAACAATGTAATCGGTAAATGTGATGATTTAATTAATCAAGCGATGGAACGTGAAAACAAAAGATTTCAATCTTTAATTACGAGATTTCAAGAATGGTTTTTAAAGCAAGATCCCAATCAAAAGTTTATTTACGGTCCAATTATACCATTTTTACAACAAATATCAGGTAAATATAAAGTTGGTGGGACAGTTGAGTATTATTCAATAAGTTATTCATTCCCTGACACTAGAAAAAGTAGTGTGTTAGTCTATAACCAAGAATCATTTGATAAATGGTTTGATAGATACAAAGAAGATTATAAAATCAATCAGATTTGGAAACTTACCCAATCAATGATGAAACACTTAACCGATAAAGATAGTTTAAGTTCCGATGTGAGAATTAGTAAAACACCAAAAGGTTTCTGTGTTGAGTTCCAATACTTAAATGATGGGCAATTATTCAACTACCAAACTGACGCAATTGAAGCGGGTGGGTATAACATCCAATGTTTCCACTACCGATACATAACCAAAATTAAAAAAGTGACTAACTAAGTCACTTTTTTTATGTCCATTACTATTTATATGATATGGAAAATATTTTATTGCGAGAAATAAATAGAATGAGGAAATTAATGAATCTTATGGAAGTTGAAGATATTAAAACCGAAGATACTTTAAAAAACGATCCTCAAAATCAAAAAATTATTCAGTCGTTGAAACAGCAAATTGGCGGTGAAAAAGAAATCTATATTAAACTTGTAGATAATAGACCTGGTAAAGAAGGGAAGATAAATATAGTGAAAATGGTAAATGGTGAAGTTATTGATATAGATGACGATCAACCAGAACCTATTAATGAAAGTATTATAGACACCCTTAAAATAGGTGCAGTATGTTTTATATTAGCATCAGGTATGGTTTCCTGTAAAAAAGAAGATTCGTATAACATATCAAAAGACTCGAGGTTTATATTAAAACCAAATATTTTAAATACGTTAGGTAAAGAGTTTTTTGATAGTCCTGTTAATTCTAAGAGTAAAATATATATTTGGGCCGGCAATCAATCAGGTTCAAATACAAGATACTTATACCACGATTACTCAAATCAAGAAAAAAAATATGGTCCAGTTTTTAATCAAAATTATCCCGATTCTTTCGCTTACGGTTCAAATGGTATTACCCCAACTGAAGTTATTCAAATTCTACCATTTAATCAGACTACGGTTAGTAAACTACAACCCTATAATAAAACAGGTATACCATTAGATAGTTTATTAGGTAAATATAAAAATGTGGTTGTGGTAGATGTATTAGGTTCATCAAACTATGATTGGTCAGATCCGAATAACCCAAAAGAAGTAAGTAATAATAAATATAAAACAGGTTACGCTATTTATCTAACAAATATCGATGGTATTAATATAAGTGAACTTTACCCGACAACGCTAGAAGTTATGTTTCAAACATATAAAACATATAATGAACCAAATAGGAAAAGTAATGATAAATTAATGGGATTAGATGATTACTATTTTGGTAATTTTAATAATTTATTAAGTGATAAACATGAATTATAAGGATGGTGAAATAATTAAATAAAAAAAGGTGGATTTTACTCCACCTTTTTTGTTTCTGATGATACGGAAACTTCTTCAGTTTCAATTATCTTTATTTCAGGTATTACATCGTCCCTTCTTATATTAAAATCAAGTCTAATTAAATCATCTAATGACGTTGAATTGAATAATTCATCCAACTGTCTTTTCTTTTCCGTTAATAATTTAATCTTTTCTTCTCTTTCAATATTAACTCTTATAATTTGAGATATAAATCCCAACATATCCACAAAAGATATTGTAGGGTCTTTTGTTATTAAATAGGTTAAATTATCCTTCTTTTTAACTATTATACCCTCTTGTTCTATTTCCCATTCCGGATTGAAATAGCATTTCATTAACTTTATTTGTGCGTTAGGATCAAACTCAAATGAAAACACATGTCCCTTATATTCTTCAAATACCCCATCAATATTACCCATTTTTTTCCTCCTTTTTACCCTCATAAATTGATTTTAATGTTGATTTATCAATTTCCATTAATATTTTATAATTTAAAAAGTCATCCGAACCATAATCACCCAATTGTTCAAATTGTATTCCTTTCGGTGTAAATATAAAACCATTAACAACACCACCTGTCGGATCTAAAAATTCAATTAACACTTCTTCAATATTAAATAATTCTTTTGGATTAATGTGGTGGTGAACCGTTTCATATATTTCAGTTGAAAACATTAATTTATCCGCATCATTAAAGATTTTATATCTTCTAAATAGATATTCTTGGATATCACAACCTTTTAATTTAATTATCCACCTATTAGTTTTAAGTGGCTCAAAATATTCCCATTTATTTAATTTCATAATACTACCATTCAGGGTTTAATTTATATCTTAAATGATCTAATAAAATCACAATACCAGCCGAAAAACAAGCATCAAAGAATGTAGTTATTAAAAAACTACCTCCAATGAACACCGCTGTTGGGCTAAATAATACTAAACTTAAAAACCAACCAACGTGAAAACCACAACATAAAGGACATCTAAAAACAGAACTCCAATATTCATTTATACTTTCAGTCCAATCCCTTAACCATTTAAAAATCTTGCTCTGAGTTACAATTGTTGTAATCCCAAAACTAATAATACTAAATAAAAAAACACTCATCATAACGTAAACCCACAAAATAAACAAGTTATTGTAAAAGATATTGATACACCCAATACCACTAATTCACCTAATCCCATCTTAAATGGTCTTGGTATATTAGAAACTAGTCTCTTATAAAAGAGAAATCCATTTCTAATACAATTTAATAAACTAAATATAAAAAGAAATACTAAAATATGTGTCATTTTACTCCGTGCCCTTTCATTGATTTTTTAATTTTATTTACATTCTTCCACATTACTTTTGTTTCGGACATTAATTCCTTTAATTTTTTTCTCAACTTAAATGAATATACTTTCTTACCTTTAATATAATATTGTTCAGATAAAATCTCAACCTCTTTTAATATATTCTTTAATTTTTGATACTCTTCCATATTATTCAGCTTTCGCTTGGTTTATCAAACCCATATTTGTTAAATATTCTTCAACAACAACCCAATTAATAAATGGTCTACCGTAAGCAACTTCTTCACCTTCTTCGTTTTTGGTTGTCATTATACTTAAAGGGGCGCCTAAATTTGAATCGTCAATATATAATTCAGCGTAACATTTTGAACTACTAGTCCAAATAGCTTGCGTTGGGTTATAACCTACACTATATAATTCAATACCATTTTGATTAAACCAATCAATAGCGTCACCTAATTCGTGACCACTACGCATTGTATTTAATATTAATTGGTGTCCATTTTCAACCAACTTTTTTAACACCGGAACTGCTCCGATATCTTGACCCACTTTTGGGTACTCGTGAACCACAACGGTTCCATCAAAATCTAAACTTATTATCATAATTTTTTTAATATTTTTTAATTATTTTTTTGGTTTAATACCGCAATACCACAAGTAATAGCATCCGCAATATCATAGTTATTCTTCTTTAATCTACCCTTAGTATCCTTTAACCAATCTAATTTAGGGTATAACTTATTCACTTCATCAAATACTACTTTTTTCTTATCTAACGTAGCAAATCCTTCTTTATCTACCTTATAATAATGCCTATGCTCTTCTTTAATTTCATCAATACTTTCAGCTTTTTTCTTATAAGCCCCAAATAATACCAATTTATTCTTAGCTGAACCAACTTGCATTAAATTAGGAAATGCTTTCGCCCTTGAATCGTACGATGAAATATATTTAGGAGCTACACCCAATATATCATAACACATTTTAGAAATAATACCATTAAACTTTAATAGAGTTGCTACTGTATATACATTGTTTGAACCTAATAAAGGTTCTTCAATCCAAATATGTTTAATTGGCATACCTTTATATTCTTCAATGAGGGTTTGAACTAAATTGGCTTTTTCATATAATAGAGACTCCGTTGTAGCGTTTTTAACCTTTGGTTCAATTTGTTTAAGTTCTAATACTTTTTCATTCGTATAGTCAAATAGAGCGATACCAACACAAGTTGTTGATACGTCAAGACATAACATAAATACTTTTTCCATATATGGAATATATAAAGAAATGAAAGATTGTAAATATTATATGGTTTTAGAAAAACTAACAACTCCTCTATTTTGATGTGTAAAAATAAAATCCATTTTAATACTATCAACCACACTATCAACTTCAATCTCTAAATCATTTATAACAAGATCTTTGGGATTGTGTTGAGATATTAAATAATTTAAATAACTAGATATAGTATGGGAGTAATCTATCAAATCAGGATATTTAACATTATAATATAGTCTTTTAATATCCAAATCTTTATCATTAGTAAGAATAATTTTACCTTCATATCTAATAGCATTATCAATATCATCGTATTCTAAATCATCCCACAATTCATCTACTTTAATAATATATTTTAATGATTTAATATTATTTTGTATTAAAAACTTATTGGTTTCCCCTTTAACCATTTTTCCAAATTCAACAGATCTATCGTCAATGTTTCTTGGGATGAAAAGTTTCTTTTTTTCTTCTCTTAATATTTTTTTAATAATATCTTTCATATTAAAAATCTAAATTGATTTGAGGTGTTCAAGTATTTCTTCAAATTTTTCATCTACATACCTGTCATTTATTATATTGGAATCCGTATATAACCCATATAGATTAGATTTTTCAATCATTTGTTTCCTTATTTTATCAATGGCTATTTTCTTTAAATTTACATCTTCTTTATTCTCACCAAAATTTATAATTGGTCCAATATAAACTGAAATCCTTTCTTTTTTACCATTATTTGTAAAAGATGATTGTGCCCTATAATATGGTTTTTGAGTACTAACATCTACTTTAGGGTATATTTCCGAAATAATAAATGATGGATTTTCATATTCTTTCCAAAATTTTAAAGAATTTACAGAATATTTAGTTAAATCACTGATTTGTTGATTTAAAAAATAAATATTTCTAAGAATATTCTCATAAAAAATAATTTGTTTCATTTTTTTTTTAAAAATCTAAATTTATTTGATATATTGTTGAGTTTTGTCTTGATTTAATTACTGGTGTAGCCAATTTAGCAATACCAACCAAATCTTTATCATCACTATAAATACCCACTTCACTTATATATGGAGTTCCTGTAAATACATTAAATGTTGGATTTACCGACCTATTAAACATAGTTTCATCAACAACACATAATAAATTAGTTTGATAAACCGTAGCTCCAATATCAGTTGATACATTACCAAATAAAAACTCTTCATCACCTAATTGTAAAGACGATGTTGTTGTATTACCTGACATATAATTAACAATATTAAACTGCGAACCATTTGTTAAAGCCGAATAACTTAATCTTATCTTACTACTACTTAAATTAGAACCAATAATCGGAAAACCTACTGATTGATTTCTTACCGATGAAGTTATATCATATATTGTCCAACCAGCGGAGTTATATGTATCCCCACTCATAGTTTTCTTTAATAATACATATAATCTATCAGCAGTATAACCAGTAAAATTACTAAAATTAGAAAGGAAACCAAACCCACCAATAGGAAAAGATAAGAAAATGTCTGTTTGTTCATTTTTACTTGGGGTAATTGTTGAATAATTCAAACAAGGTAAAGCCGTTGTAAAACCTGTTGATGATCCTAACATATAACTCACCCATAATTGCTCAGTTGTTGCGGATAAAATACCTATAATATCCTCACCACAAGGATCTACAATACTTTCAGTTAATATAGGTGTCGGTAATGTCCAATTTCTATTTGATTTATATGATAAAGCCGCATTTATTTCTTTATCTTCCATAATAGCAACCTTCAAATCAGGAAATACCTTACCAACATTATAACCATCAATCGTATCCACTAAATCATAATATCTTAAAGAAAAATCACTATTAACTGTTCTACCTGTAAAACCTGTTGTATTACCAGTCGGTAAATTAAATAAACCTAGTGGTGTTGATATATTTAAAAAATCATTATCTAAGAATGTATATGATAAAGTATCATTATCCAATATAATTTGTCTTGTATCATTAACCAATGAAATAACACCATTAGCAGTTTGAGCTGAATTTAATAAATTAAATCCAACATTTATTGACCTCCTTAAATCAGTTCCACCAGGTTTTGTTATATTTAGTAATGTGAATTCATTATCAATTGCCGTCGATCCTGTGAATGTGGTAATAATTACCCTATCACCAGGATTAAATGGAACTGAATCTACCATATTAAATATTGACACATTCCCTCTACCATCACCATAGTTTCCTGTTGTTACACCACTAAATGAATAATTCTTTCTACTATATAGATTATATCCTGTGGCGTTAGTTATACCACTCCAACTTAAAACAACACTAGTATTTTCAGCACCTGTATTATATCCAATACCAAACGTTGTTTTATCAAATAAATAACCATCCTTCTTATAGTAAAACTTCTTATCCGTTAAAGTTTCACCCCTATCAGTATAAGCCGACACATAGAATGTATATCCACTTAACATTTTAGCTACACCTACATTCGTAAAACCTGTTATTCGTAAATTAGGTGTGTTTATTGTTGGTATATTTGTTTCAATTTCATTTGTAAAATACTTATCTTCCGTATTAGCTGTAAATGTATGTCCAATCACATTACTTCTATGATACATAAGTGTCGGAAAACTAAACTTAGTTTTAGTTATAAACTCACCATATTCATTACCAACTGAATTGTTTGTATAATGAATAATACCCACATTTTCAAGGTTGTTCGGATAGTTATTAAATAAACTTAAAGAACCCTTATACGCATCTGTTTTGTAAGGACCATAACCTGTATTATAACCCATAGGATTTTTATTCCATACAATAGATAAATTCCAAACCGGAACATCATACTGACTTAAAGTACAAGTTCCAGATAGATTTAAATTACCACTATCCCAATAAGCTGTCGGCGTGTTTAACCCATAATAATTTGTAATTGAATCTCCACTTGGATAGACAAATATCCTAACCCTTGTATTAGGGAATGTATTTAATTTGGGTAATGATCTATCTAAAGACATAGTAAAATTAGTTCCCATTGTTCCTGTTACACCTGTAATTCTATACCATAAATAAGGTACTGGTGTTGTAACTGATGTTTCACCACTAAAACTAATTAATATTAAATCATTTCTAACAGGAATATAAGCATTCCCTGTTGTCGCAGTTGTTGCCGATATAGTTAAAGTATTAATAAACTCCCCACTATTAGCATTTAATATTTGCTTATATAAACTAATTGTATTAAATGAAGAACCAGTAAAAAAACCTCTATTTTTAGCAGTATTTGTTATAATATTTTTATCCACATACTGATAATCAATAGTTTTGAAAAAGTTAGTAGGATCCGATTCATTAGGTATTAAAGGATATTTAATATCCGGATTATTATCTTTCGGTTTAAGTATATTAAGACCTGATGGTGTTGGGTAATTATAATTTATTTCACTATCACCTAAAGCAAAGAACGTATAATTTAAATTACCTGACGCTAATTTATATCTACCTTTATCAGTGATTTTAACATTTAATATTGGGTTATTATTTTTTATTATGTATGACATATTTTATAAATATTATGTTAATGGAAAAAATTTTATGTTTTTTAGTTTAACTTCATCATTACTTTTAAGTGAGAAGTTAACCCAAGTATTATCTTTAGTGTCACCAGAAAAATCAATTATTTCAGAATATTTTCCATTTTCACCATATAAGTTTATTCTTTTATTATTTTTATAGAAATCGCAACTAAAATCCACACTGTTAATGCGTAAGTTGTAATCGTATTATAATTAATCTCATTAATAGTTACGCTGTTTACATTTATAACGTCAGATAAAGATGAATTATATAATGTCACAATTCCAGATGTTAGATTAACAGTAAAGGCGGTTGTTATATTATATGGAGTAGTACCGTCACAAATGTATTCATATATTTTAGTTGAAAATACATCAGGACCATCAAACATTTGAAAATTCACACAACTTAATGAATCAAAATCAACTATTAATTCATAATCACTCACCACCAAACCACTTATACTACTATTATCAGTATATGAATTACTAACATCTAAAATTATACTACCAACATTAAATGTATTAGCCGTATATGGAATATTTTCAACGTAAACCCCTTCACCTATATCTAATTTAACTAAAACATTACCAAATAATGTGGTGGCAGTTGTAATTGTTAAACCAGTATAATTCGGTAATCCATTAATTGTAAATGATTGTTTATTAAAATCAGCATATGAAAAACTATCATTAGTGATTGTAAAGCCACTAAAACCTGTGAAATTAGTTGATCCCGATAAGTATAAGTTATATTTATATCCTATATTATTAAAGTTAAAATCAACACCAAAACCTAAACCAGCAGTACCTCTATCAAAAAAACCATTTTTCCTTTCAATAAAATTGTTTGAGTAATCAAACGAATCTAATACTATATTATAAAATCTAGGCCACGAAGTTAATGTTAATGTAGAACCACTATAATTAAAAACATTAGGGTAATGATTTGGGTTTAAAATATACCCATTAGAACTCTTATCTTTTCTTATATCACCACTTAAAAATATATCCATATTTATAAATTATTAACAACATTATTAGATGTAAATACACTACCCTCATCAATACCTCTTTTATATACATATTTTTGAGTTTGAAACTTCGTATTTACTATCTTCTCACCTACAAAAGATATAGTTGTAGCAGGAACAAATTGTTTAACCACATTTGTCCAATAATCACCAATACTATCTAAATACTTTAATATATGTACATATCTGAAACCAGTTGTACCTGTAGCATTTAAATATTCTTCATATACTTTATACAAGGTAGGATATTCTGATATACCCTTTCTATTCCTCACATTTATTAATCTAGAATAAACATCATCTAAAAAATGCTGTAACCCTTGTGGGGTTTCATCTAACCATTGACTAAACCAAGTATTACCTGATAATGATATGTAATAATAATTATATACATCATTTTCAATCGGTTTACTTAACTTTAAATTCAAGTCAATAAACTTGTTATTTATAATTAATCTTTCATCATTCGTTTCATAATTAGCATAACTTTCATCAGTATATTCAGATCTAACAACATCTGTTACACCAGACACAAACCAAACTTTCTTATTATCTATTTCTTGTGTTAATTCATATCCGTAGTTTAATCCAGGAAATCTATCAAAATATTGTTGGTATGTCGGCATCTGAAAATAAAAAGTATCCGTATTATTTAATATAAAAGGATAACCTTCAGTATCAACAGGTATCGTACTTGTGTCAATTATTGTATTTGTTTGTACCTCAGTTAGACTAATAACTGATTCTAACTCAGCAATACTAATCTTACCATCAGCTAAATATACATATTCATTCATTTCATACAAACTTTCAGGTGCTCCAATATATTCTAATATAAAAGCCAAAGCCTTTCTTGTCCCTTTAGATTTAAACAGGTAAGCCGAGTTTAAAAATAATCTTCTCCAAAACTCTATATCTAGTTCATACGGAGTTTTATTTTTTGTGTTAGTAAGAACTTGTTTTGTATTAGAACCAAATACATTTGTTAGTAAATCGTTTGAACTGTATATTGTATCAGCTTTCCAACCAATAGTTTCCGCTAAGTTTTTTATTAGATTATCAGCGGCATTATTTTTTTTATCATACGTAACAGTATTAGCGAAAGCCAAACCATCTATATATTTCTTTATTTCATCAAAACTTCTACCATAAACTTGTAACATTTTTTGTATTTTTTGATCAGGTGTGTCAAAATCTATAATACTATCAGAAACATAAAATCTAGCTATCAAATTAGATTTAATTTCATCTATGTCATTACCAATACCCACTAATGTAGTTATATATTGTTCTAAATAATTTAAATTAATATTCGGATTATAACCGTAGAAATAGGTTTCCCAAGTTATAGTTGTAGTATCATCCACCAATGTATCATCCACATATCTACGATAATTAAATTTTGCCGTATATAATGGTGTTGAGTCTCTATTTAATAAAAATTGTTGTATTTCATCAAATTGTTTAAACTCATTCTCTCTCTCCAAATAGTTTGGTTTAATTAAAAAGTCTGCCGTTGACGCTGAAAATATATTACCATTTACACTTATAGTTAAATAAGTATCATCTGTTGTTAAACTTACCAATGGGTTTTCTTGATTATTGTAATCTAATACAAACTTATCATAATATTTGGTAAGGTTTCTTAATGTCCTACCACTAATACTACTATCCAATAACCCATCTCTAGTTAAAGTGATGTTATATGGGTTATATATAAAAGCTATTGGTATTTGGAATTGAGTGATGTTTGTGGTTGAGTTATATGTTAAACCATATAATATTTGATTATAATAAATACCTGCAGGGAAATCAGTAATAATACCATTTACCGCAGATCTTAATCTTTCAGCTAATGAACCATAATTAGAATAATTTGTAATATCCGAATAATTAAAGTTTATAAACACATTTAAGTTAGTGTTAAATCCATTTGTTTGATAATTATATACCGTAGGGAACTCAGCCATAGGTAACATACCTTGTGATGTTTCTAAATTAGTTGTAATACTAAAATCACCAAAACTAAACAATGGAGTTCCTTTAGTTGATTGTAAACCAACTAACCTATCCCCAAATACAGATGAACCATTTCTAAATTGTTTAGTTGCCATTATCCTATTATATTAGCTCTACTATCATTAAAATCTATATTATCCCTTAATCTCCTAATCTCATAATTAGAATCGGTAAGAGTAACTTTTTGTTCATATAAATCATATTGTTTATATATATTACCATCAAAGTCATATATCGTATAAACACCATCATCCACATTTTTTACTTGCTCACCATACAACATATAAGCCAATGTTTCCACATCATATTCCACCAAATCAACTTCAATGTTAACCGGATTGAAAAATGAATTAGTTAATTTAACCGTTTGGTTTGGTTGTCCAATAAAAGGAATTGCGTTAGGTCTTACACTTGGAGCCGCTGTTGGTGTTAAAGTACAAAATAATAAATTACCAGTGTCACTGTATCTATACCTAATAGATTTTTGACTACTATCTGTTAAGTTCTGACTAATTGGTTCACATAAAAAAGAAGATGTTATTACTTTAAAATAATTCTGTAATAAACTACCATCCGAATTAACATATTCAACTTTATAACCAACTAAACCATTATTTATGAACTTATTAGTGTATTCAGCTGGCGCTTGTGTTACATCAAACACTAAACCTCTTACATCAGGTGATGAGCTTAATACACCACAATCTAATATTTTGGTTCTTATTTCAGCCGATCTAATATATATATTATATATACCTTTTTGATTAAAATTTGCCGATGGTAATGTAAGATTATACATACCACCTAATATTTCATTAGTGTTACCACCTGTTTCTGCCGTATTAAAAATAGGGGCTATTATATCGATCGCGTTTAACTTAGTAATTGTAGGCGCCCCAATAAAATCCCTTGTTGGGATATATATTGAAAACACTTCCATATCTGAAGGACTCGCATTAGCTGGTTTAGTTGTGCCAAAAGTACTCATATCTTATAAATATTGATTTAATTATTTTTCTTGCTCTTTTTTTACTTTAAAGAAATTATTATCATACGCACTTATATCATCAACCGTATTTATATCACAAAATCTAAATAATGGTTCAAATACATTATTATTACCTCTTAAAATAAAAGCATAATTGTTTATTTTAGGTTTCTCAACAATACCTACTAATATATCTCTTTTAGTTATAGCACTAAAAGTTAAATCGTTAACACCCATACCATTCGGTGTATATTGATAAAATGTTGTTACACCAGTAGTTGCCGAATATTCGTAAAAATATAAATCAGTGTTACCTGATTGTTTAATAATATATAATACAGATCCATCACTTTGATTTGTTTTACTTATAACTTCTTTACCTGCCGATACAGAACCAACATTTACAGTTTTTCCAGTTCCATATGTAATAAACTCAAATAAAGTACTTTCAGTTAAACCTTGTGCGGTTGTCCCTGTTACTTGTTTAGCGTAATAATCAATCGTATTAGGTAATGTTGATGTTCCTAATGTGGTATAATTACTATCCACAGTATATGATGTATTAAAAAGAGTTGTTTTATAAATATTTACACTACTACTCCCTGAAATGTATAAATCATATCTAAAACCAGGATAAGTCCAATTTAAACCAATATTTGGACCCAAACCTGAAGACCCCCTATCATACCTCAATATTTCATTACGCTTTAAAAAGTTATCATTACTATCAAAAGCATCTAAGTAAAAATTAAAATATCTACTACTAAATGACGATGATGATCCTAAATTAATTGCGGTTAAATAATTACCAATATGAACAGTTTGACAAGTTTTTGTAAAACCAGCACTATTTCTAGCAGTTAAACATACTGTATATGCGGTAGGAACGCTTGAATATAATATTGGTGGGTTTTCAGTGGATGCTGTTAGTACATTTTGCACATCCCAAAAGTAAGAAAATGTTGGAGCTGTGGACGTATTAACAATACTAACCGCTGTTGTTCCACTTGGGTATGCAACAAAGTTTATGTCCCCTAATAATTGTTTAATATCCCAAGCAATATTATCATACACACCAATTTCTCTTGTATCTATATTTAACATAAAAGGTATTTGTATAATACCATTACCAATATTTAATGTATTACCCCTAACCGGTAGTTGTAAACTACTTAACTGATTTGTACTTATTTTTATTTCTATCTTTTCCATTATAATGTATTTGGTAACGGTAAATTAGTTGATGGTTGATTTGTAACCCTTACATCTGTTATAATTTTTTCATACATAGGTATTGTTGTTACCCCACTAACAATAGGATTTATATCAAAAGACAACGTGTTTGGATTATATAATCTTATACCATATGTTTTTGTTGATGAGCTAATACTTAATTTTAAAAATGTATAATTATCATTAAATTGAGTTCTATAAAAAATTGTACCATCTTTATTTGGATCTAATATATCACTTGTCGTATATCCTGATTTTGTAATCATTTGAATAGACTTTCCGGTTTTCGGATTATAAAAAGCAACCTGTAAATAAATCTCAGTTAAATCAGTATTCTTAGGTAAATAAATATTATTACCTAAAGTTTTATTATACCTATCCAGATTGAGATTTGGTTTCTTTATTGAATCGTAAGTAACGCCTTTTGATATCGTATAAAAATTACTGAAATTGGGAAATATATTTAACACAGAAGAGTAATTTATAGCATTATATCCAACCAAATTAAAACTTGTTTGTCCTGTATCACCAGTAAATATTAATTTATTATAGTAAAACTGATCATATCCAGATGTGGTTGATTTAGCACTGACTAATAATCTATCTATTTGTTTTCTATTAGATATATTACTACTATTAAAATATGTGAATATAAATTGAGCATTACTAATAGCTTGATTTGTGATAGGTAGTAAATTAACTTCTCGCACCGCCTTAATATTATTACCACCAACATCTATAGTCCAACCATTACCATTATTAGTTCCAATAATTTGATTTTCCACAGGTGAAAGGTTAGTATTATCTCTAAGCGTATTTGCGTAGGAATTAATAAAATACCCACTACCCTGATTAAAAACATTTTGTTTTGAGTAAGGGTAAAACGGATTATTTTCACCAACACTTTCATCCCCACAACAAAAGAAATTAAATTGATAATTTAAATCACTACCCTCATATTGATATAAATCAACCTCAAAATCTATAACAGGGTTTATATTACCCGAACCTTCACTATCTACCCAACCCCTAATTAAATCCTCCTTATCGTCATTGAAATTTAATGTAAATGGTATATTTAATGTTTTTGTTTGGCTTGTATTTCTTATTTCCATTTTAACAAATATCTATATCAATAATTGATTGTAAAGTACCTAAACCAGCACCAAAATTAAAATTTGGGTTATAATTTAAACTTCTAATATTACCGTTTGTTGGATTCCAATATTTACTCCTAAACGGTAGGATAATATCATTATATACGTAATGTCTACCATTTAAAAACGGAAAATTAGTACCATTATCGGAATCATCAATTTCACCATTAGGTATTAATTCCCTCCATTCCCAAAAATTATTAACTCCGTTAAATACAGCCCAACTTTCTTTATCTTCAATGTTTGAACTCCTATAAATCGTATTAGTGAAATATTTTAGTTTTATTGGATATAATAAATCGGTTTTAGTATTCGTTGATGTAATACCACTAAAAGAAGTTAATCCGGTATACCCATATATATCTTTTAATTTAAAGAGATAATTTGGTGTTTGTAATACATACGTATTTAACTCTCTCTCATTATATTCAACAATATCCCCAAATATATTATCACCAATATTAATACTATCGGATATGGATATTTTAGTTTCATCACTACCTAAATAATACACCGCAAAATGCTCAAATAATAGATTACTTTTCTTAACCCTATAATCGTTACCATAATATTGTAATGTTTCTAACGGAACAGCACTATCTATTGGGGTATTTGAAAATGTGGAATTATCTATCGTAGCATATAACCCACCTTGTTCATAATTAACTATATTTGCAGATATTAAACTACCAGTACTTCCAGTTCTAAATAAAATTGAACTACCTATAGGAAAATTACTTAAATTATTGTCTATATATACTATAGAGTAATTAGGTAATAAATTACTTCCTGCTATTTTAGATCCAAAAACATTTAATAAAATAGGTTTAACACCCATTAAACTTATAATATTATTAGAATAATTACTACCAATAGGTTTTTTAGTATACTGACTAAATAATGAAAATAACCTATCTTTATTATAATTAAAGTCATCCCCTTTCCTATAAATAATAGATTCCGTCAATGACGATAAACCTAAAAATGAAACTTCAAAATCACTAAATTCAATATGATCACCAATATTTAAATTATCTTCACACTCAAATACAGAAACATCATCACCCAAAAAAACATCGTTATTTGTTACACTACCATTACGATAAGTATTTGTTAAACCAGATACCATCAAACCTAAACCATATTCAGGTATATTATGTAATGATGTCCCAGATGTGAAAAAATTAACACTATTAACTAACACCTCATTAGATATAAATCCATTTCTACCTTCGTAAAATTTATCATAAAAAGTATTCTTTTTTCTAGATATAATATGATTAGTCGTTGATAAGATATTTTTCTTTTTAAAGAATAAAGATATTTCAGTAATAGGATTACCATTTTCATCCGATAAATTACTCAAATCAACTTCATTTTTATTAGTTAAAAAATAATTACTATTACCAAAACCATTTCTACTTAAAGGTGTAGTTAATGTATAATTATCACTATTTTCAATAACCTTATATTTCCTAATATAATATTGAGACAAACTACCGATGTCTCTTGGGTTGGTAAATCTTTTAAATTGTATGTATTGACCAGTAAACCCACTTATTTTAACAGTAAATAATTTAGATTCGTTAGCGTTATTATTACTACCTATACTAACTATTGGAAATATACCGATGTTACTTACAGTAGTTCCTGATACAGTTTTTACTGAAATATAATCACCAACAGATAGATTATGATCGAAATACGAATTAAATACATTAGTAGTAGATGCACTTATTTCAAATGACGTAAGTGTAGAATTATATTTTGCAGGTATCCCATCACTAATTTTAAACGTATTAGTTAAACCACTTTCCACAATGTATAAATTAATATTATTTTCCCTATCATAAGAATACATAGAATACAAATCCCAATTAACTGTATTTTCATTAACATATTCTAAATTTTGTTTAGATAAAACAACAGAATCAAAATAATCGTCATATGATATTAGTTTTTGTGTTCTATATTGATAAGGTTCTTTTTGAACTATTTTATAATTAACAATACCCTTAAAAGCATATGTATTTGTGTAAGCAGATATAATCGTATTTGGTGTAAAAATATATGGATTACTTGACGATGGTGAAGATATAAAATTATTACTCCAACCCTAATAATCCCTATAACTAACATTAGGAGTTAACAAACCATTACCTGATACAGTTGTTGCACTTAATTGATATGAGTCCGGCCATATGTTTAACCAACAATATTGTTGATAAGCCTTTATATTTAAACTATCACCTAAAGCCATTGTATCCGGTAATCCCATAAAACCAGCAACAGAATCATAACCATAGCTCGTTTTTAAAAACTCATTACTTGTCATATCATCACCATTCTTAATTGTAACAAAAAAAGAATATGTTTTATATTTAGGTATTTTTACTAACATAGATCCCCTAAATGTTGATAAATTAGTTCTTAACACATTTGATTGGGTGAAATTAGCTTCCGTTGTTCCCGATAAAAAAGTACCTATATTAATCCAACCTGTTGAAGCGCTAACAATAACAGGATCACCAGGACTATTAACATAATTACCAATATTATATGAACCATCACGTTTAATATCAGTCGGTAAATACCAATAATCAATTAACTCAACTAATCTTTCTGAACCTATTGTCGTTAAAGGTGAAATATTATTAATTATTATGTCATCATATGGAGCGGTAATACTAAAAATAAGAGATTTGGCGGTGTATTGAGTAACTTCAGGGTCATTATCCACAACATTTGTATTACCAACAACCTTTATTGGATCGTATAAAAAATCAATATTACTTAAATAACTGTCAAATGAACTCAACCCTTGTGCATTACCATAAAATGAGTTAATAAAGGTTCTTAAACCACTTACAGTAATAACACTATATTCTAAATTACTTCCATTAGAACTAGATTCTTCAATTTCCATTTTTATTGTATCACCAACATTCAATGTAATACCGCTAGTAATTAAATTATTTGATGTCGGTAAAGTAGATAATGGACCTATATTACCATTAAAAATTACTTGTGAGAAAACTGTTTCAGGTGTAGTAGCATCATTTTTTATAAAATTAATTTTAACCACAAAATCTTCAGCAGACGCACTAATATTCTTTAAATTAATTCTTGTTGTTGATCCGAAAATATATCTAGTTAACTCTTGAGCGGTATAACGATAATTTAAAATGTCATATCCACTTGGATTAGAATCCTTTACTATCGTATTAAACGGTATTACTTGATTAGTACTTAATCCAACAAATGCGGTATTAGTGAAAATCCCAACAGTAAAGTTTCTATTATCATTAGGATTATTTATTTCTTGTTTATTGAAATAATAATTAGTGTTAAACTCCTTATAATAATTATTTATGAATGGATTATTTATACCATTACTATAATACATCCCACTAACCCTCAAGTAAGTTCTGAATAAATTAGAACCACGTCTTTCAAGGGAAAATTGTTCATTTGAATTAATGGTATAATTATATAAACCCTCAATTGACCCTTTATCTTTACTTTGAAGATTTATTCTTAACTGGTTATCTTTATCAGGAGCCCCAATATATTTTACATTAGGTAATAATATTTTTTTATTTTCCATTTATTAATTTATTTCATTATATATGAAGTCCCTTAACTTCCAGAATTGATTACAAAAGAAATAATAATTTGTTACATTATTATCATATTGATTACGTTCTTGTGAATGTTCAACAATATCAAATATTTCATCAGTTATAGGGTATAACATTAAATCCATTTCACTTAATTTAGGGGCATTAACACCACCATCATTAGTGTCAAAAATATCCTTAAGCGTTTCAATAGGGTAAAATGAACTATCGTATTTAGTAGCTTCAAATGTAGGTAAATACATATTACCAACAATCAATGGAAATACAGTACCTGTAGGTACTTTGTAAAACTTTATTGATACATTATCTAAACGACAACTCATTCTATCGAAAAGAAATAATGTTTGTATCCTAAAGTATACAATATCACCATCACGTAAATCGTAATTTTGATCAATAGTAAATGTCACCCCCCAATCAATCCACTGAAAACCAACTCCACCCGTTTGAAAAAATTCATCCAATTCTATATTCACACCATTACGATATAACATTATTGAAAGTTTATGAACAGCATTGGTACCCTTTCCCCATAACTTAAAATCCATTCTACCTTTTATTTTAAAAGTACCGGCGTTCCCATTATTAACCTTAAAATAACTATTTGTAGCCCCACCAAAACCCCAACTACCAATATTATTATTATTGAAATAATCTACAAAATCAAAACCTGTGTTAGAACTACCAGTCCTACCTATTACACCATTAGGATATAATCCAGTGTCTAAATTACCTTGTTTTTGGAATTGTGTATGCCAACCATAAGGTCCGTCATCATCTAATGGTAATACATTCGGTCCTAATTTACTCTCAGGTGAATTAACACCTACAGTGCTTATAAAAGAAACTAATTCTATATCACCGCTTAATGGTTTTGTCGAGTATAAATTAGGTAATGGTGAATACATACTTCTTAATAAGATATCATTGTATTTTAAATCACTCATACCATTATTTTCAATATTTAATGCTGAGTAATAACCGTACTTTGTCCATTGACTTGCTATTGTATATATATTACTACGTCTATTCTCATAATCCCAATTTAACTCCGCACCATTCCTATATCTAGTTCCAGCATTTTGTTCAGGGTATGGATAATATGTCGGATCTAATGAATTATAAAAACCATTAGGAAATGGTGAATGGGGATAATATTGAGCATTATATTTAATATCATACTTAGTAACCGTAGTTAAACCTGTCGATCCATCTAATCCAATTTGTTCAACCAAATCAGCACTATTATTTAAATTAAATCCAACCGCAGACGCTCTTGAATATGTCTTACCATCGTTCAAATTAACACTAACTTGATTATTAGTATAAATCATTAAACAATAAGGTGTTTTAGTTGGAATTCCGGTTGGGTTACGAGTAAAATCATCATTAGTTTTATACCAATTACCTTCTTCATCTATATTATATCTATCCCACTTACAAGGGATAACAGCATAAAATGATCCATCAAGAAATACATCAGCAGAAACATCTGGATTATCAACGTCATAACCATCAAGTAAAAACGAAACCTTACCACCCATATTTTGTTTTGATGTGGCTAACGCCATATTATTAATAACATATGTCGGTTCTATTGAATTAAAAACACTATAATCGGAATAGAATGAACCTATTATATAATTACAAGGTTGATATTTATAATCCAATTTATAATCGTATCTATTAATACCAATTTCACAAATATCATTATCACCAAAAAATGATTTTACTTGTACCTGAACCCCTCTAGAAATTAAAGTACCACTAGACCCGACATTTTTATCATCATTTGGAGATTGTTTTTGTATTACAGAAACATTATCACCTGTTTGATTTTTTACACTAGTTCCACCACCAAAATTACTAAGAGTTGCACCTGTAGCAATTACAGTAGTACCACCACCTTCACCACTACCTGATATATTACCAACATTAATAGTTTGACCTTTAGTACTACCCGTAACTATTTTTCCCCCATTAGCACTTTTAGGACTTAGATTTACTTGTTGATCCGATTTAAAATCACTTTTATTTTTTTGTCCTGTAGCTAATTGTTGAGCTGGTGTTGTACTTAATGAACCCGCATCCGTACTATCAAAGTTCATTAATAAATCACCACTACCTAATGGAATACCAACTAATACATAATCACCGTTTTTATTGGTTGATGTCACATATTTAAAATATTTTTTGTAAACATATTCTAAAGCAGAATTAGCTAAAACCTCATCCTCACTTGGAAATCCACCAACAGGGTAATGGTTTTTATTTACCTTATAATTAGGTAATAAGGGATAATCCGAACTAACAATACTACTATAAATGGTACTAATTAATACATTATTTGTATCGGTATCATCTAAAGGTGTTATAAAACCAATTTTAACATTTTCCATTGGAAAATTATTACTATCAACAACCCTACCGATAATAACACCCCAATCACTACAAGGATTAGGGTAAACATCTGTCCCATAAACACTTAAAGTTAAGATATCGAGAATATCAAAATCTTGCTCGATATTTACTTTTAAGTATTGATTTTGCTCAGGAAGTATTTTAGTTTTAATTTTATATTTCATTATATATATAAATAAAAGATTTTCAAAAAATATAAATAAATATATTTATTAAATATGGCTAGTATAGGTATATTTTTTCCATTCACAGAAAGTGAAACTGAATTTGTTAAGCAAACAACAACAACTAATGATGAAATACGTTCATCTTTAACACATTTATTATTAACTAATAAAGGTGAGAGGTATTATAATCCAGATTTTGGAACAAATCTTAGGAATTTCATATTTAATCCGAATGATAATACCACATATGACGCTATGAAAGAAGAAGTAAAAACCGCTGTTACTAGATATTTCCCACAATTACAAATAACGGATATAGTGATAAACACAGATCCAAATAACGAAAGAAATGTAAATCTTCAAATTAAATATATAAATAATGCTTCAATATTCGGTAAGCAAGATACAATTAATATAACAATATAATGGCAGAAAGAAAAATATCATACGCAGAACGTGAATTCACAGGTTTAAGAAATGAACTTATTGGTTATGTTCAAACTTATTACCCTGATTTAATTACTAATTTTGGTGATGCTGGTTTATTCTCAGTATTAGTAGATATCAATGCAGCCGTTGCGGATAACTTAAACTTCCATATTGATAGAAGTATCCAAGAAACTTACCTTCAATTCGCACAACAAACAAATTCAATCTATAATATAGCAAGAACATATGGATTAAAAATACCAGGGAATAGACCTTCAGTCGCCGTATGTCAATTTAGTATAAATGTCCCTGTTGATGGTGATAAAGAAGATGTTAATTATTTAGGTATTCTTAAAGCAGGTACTAAAATTAGTGGTGGTGGTCAAGTATTTGAAACAATAAATGATATTGATTTCTCCTCAACAATTAACTCAAATGGCGCTCAAAATAGATTAAAGTTACCTATTTTTGATACGAATAATAAAGTAGTTTCATATCAAATTATTAAAACTGAAATTGTTGTAAACGGTGAAACAAGAACACTTAGACAAATTGTAAATACATCAAATGTTAAACCATTTTTTCAAATTATTTTACCTGAAAGAAATGTTCTTTCTGTTAGTTCAATAGTTGTTCAAGATGGAACATCAATTACAACAATACCAGAAGATTCCGTATTTTTTGATGATAACCAAAGGTGGTTTGAAGTAGATGCATTAGCACAACAAAGAGTTTTTATTGATGATCCTAACCTACCTGTTGTGGATGGTATTAGACAAGGTAAATGGGTTAAAACAAATAAAAAATTTATTACGGAATATACACCAGAAAACTTTATGATTATTACATTTGGTGGTTCTGAAACAGATAATGACGCAATAACACAATTTACTTTAAATGAGTTTAATATTGATTATAATGAACTCACTAATAACCCAACATTAGGTTTAACACCAAAAGCAAACACAACAGTATTTGTTAAATATAGAGTGGGTGGAGGACAACAATCAATCCTTAACCCTAACACCCTTACAAGAATTACATCATCCAATTTTTTAGTTAATGGTCCTAACTCAACCATTAATACAGCAGTATCTAATTCATTAAGTGTAACAAATGTTACTTCTTCATTAGGTGGAGCAAATCAACCAACAATAGAAGAAGCTAGAAATTATATTGGATTTAATTTCGGAGCTCAGGAAAGGTGTGTAACTCTTGAAGATTATGATTCGCAAATATTTAAAATGCCAGGTAAGTTCGGAGCACCATCTAAAGTTAGTGTTACCAAAACAGGTAATAAAATAAATGTCAATATTCTAACCACCGATGTAAATGGTAATTTAACAAGTAATATTAATTCAAACATCGCAAATAATATCGCAACCTACTTATCACAATATAGAATGATAAATGATTATGTTGTTGTTCAACCAGCTCAAGTAGTAAATCTTAGCTTTATATTAGATGTGCAATATAATAAACAATACACACCAACCGATTTATCATCAGCGATTGTAACAAACATCTCAAATATTTTTGATAAATCAACCTTAGCTTTAGGTGATGATGTTTTTTTAGGGGTTGTTAAAAATGCAATTATGAATACACCAGGTGTGTTAAACTTAACATCACTTAAAGTTTATAATAAAGTGGGTGGTATTTATTCACAAAATACATCAGTTCAAACCGTGGCTTCCGATGGTGAAATACAAATAACAGAAGAGATAATACTTGCCGATGATAATCAAATATTACAAATACTAAACCCTTCTATTGATATTGTAGTTAGATTAAAATAATTAGTACATCGTTAATATAGCGTCATCTATTTCTTTTTCACTTACTTTAGATAATATTCTTAAAATATCTTTTTCAGTATCAATAGAAACCCTATAACCTTTTTTAGTGTATTTAATAATTCTGGAAATTAAAGATGCCGGCGCCTTTAACGCTTTATTTATAACTATTTGTTTAGTTTTAATATCTTTAAAAAATCTTTCATCATAAACCATTTGTTTTTTGTTAATATCAACACCACACATCACACAAGTAAAATCAAATTTATTTATTATTTCATTAACATCACCAAATGAATATTTAGATGGGTTTATAATTTGATATTTTTTATTTTCAATAGTGAATGTTATAGCATTTATAGTAGTATACTTACTAAAACTTTTTTTTAATACATAATCTAAATTACTCATATCATTGATGGCTTTTTCATAATCCTTTTCATTTGAAAACCAAATATCAAAGTCATTTATTTTTTCATCTAATATTAAAGATGTTAATGCACCACCAGCAATTATTGCATTATTATTAGATAATATTTTTAAAACATCATTATCTATATGTAAATTAAATAATCTGTCTATTATTGATAAATTATAGTCATCTAAAAATAGATTTGATTTTATACTGAGAAAATCAAAAATATTAGAATTGTAAGAATTGTCACTTTTATCCCAAATAAATAATCTTTTGTCACTTGTTAACTGAACAATAAACTTACTAAATTGACTTTCATATGTTAGTTTTTTAGATAATACCAAGAAAAATATATCACCATTTTCTGTATATCTATCCCATTGATTACCTATTTCAGAGGATATACACCATTTAGTTCCTTTACCATATAAACTCATAGCCTCCATAGTAAAAACCCTTTTTACAATAAAATCTTGATTTTCATAAATTACTTTAGAACCATCATTTTTAATTTTTTCTTCCCTCTCTGTTTCAGATTCTAACCCATCAACATAAAAGATAAAATCATTAATTGTTTTAAATGAAAAAATATCTCTAAATCCAACTGGTATTTTATCAATTAATCTCTTATGTTTTTGACACATAAAATTAATTGATGGGTGTAAATCACCATCCTTACACACTACATTTAACCACTTTTTGTACTTTGAATCAATTTCTAAATTATTCATATTTGTTATTTATTTTTAAGGTATATAGTATCATTAACATTATATTCGGTATTACTAAATACCGTATAATTGAGTGTGTCATTACAGATAGTATATTTATAATATCCCACCCTTTCTTCTTTTGTTTGTATTATACAGAATAATATTGAACTAAATAATAATGTTTTCATATATAAAATATATTAAAATAATTTAGTAAAGACAAACATTTTCCCCCTTTAAAAATTAAAAAAAAAGGCGGTATAATAACCGCCTTTTAATAACCACATTTTAAATTTTAAGAAGTTATAGAAGATCTCATAGCTTCCATTATATCGGCTGGTATTTCACATCCGTTAGGTCCGCTACAAGAAACAGCTCCCATAGTATCCATATTAACATATTCAGGTTTTTTAATGGCTGTATTAAAGTTAAAATCCCTTTGTTTTAATTCACGATTTACTCTAACCCATTTGTGGTATAAATGTAAATCTTTAAGACATAGTATCATTTCTTTAACATCTCCTTTGAAGAATCTCTTAGCGAATTGTTTAGCTCTTCTAATCCAATCTTTCTTAATTAAACCTTCAACCCTTGTTCCTTGTAATTTTAAATCTCTTTTATTAACATAATCACAAGCTTCCCATAAATTACCATCAAAAGCATGTAAACCATCAACAATTAAACCTGAAGCGAAGAAAGCCGCATCATCATACTTATTATATAATTCCTCACCTGATAATACCGATGTAAATGGTGCTTGGTTGAAATCTTTATCACCTGTTAAAGGTAAGAATGAAACAGCCGCGAAATCATATCTATTATTAAACAAATAATCTTCCACCATATCGTAATCAGAATAATCCAATTCAACGGTGTTTGAAACCGAATGTCTTAAATACGGTTGAACATTTCTTTCGTGATTTGTTCCATATTCAACCCAATTGTTTTGAATTGTTTTAACCACTTCTAATTGATTCATACCAACTAAATCCTTTTTAAATTTAGCATTCTTATTAGCCATTACTGGAATATACGCCACATAATCTGTTTTATTAGAACTCCATACAGATTCTTCAATCAAATATGAATGTTCTTCATTCAAATACTTACCAATTTCAGATTGTTTATTAATTTGCATTACCCTAAAGTATCTTGGAGCATGATCTCCGTGACAACCAGAAGGTGATTTTAATAAAACTGAAGCATTTCCAGAAGGTTTAACACAAGTTGTTCTCGACGCTGGATTAATACCTATAATTTCAGCCAACTCCTGATTTACTTTTTTAACGATTTCAGCACCTTTTCTTTGAATTTCAGGATTCATCATAATATGTGGATTAGCCATCCAACCTGTAAATGAACAACCTAATAAAGCCTCTCCCCTGAAGATTGATTCTGTTATATCACCTAAATATGGGAAATCAGCATAACCAGCTTGCAATGTACCTAAGATAGCTAAAGACTCACACGCCTCATAAAACTTATCTTCTGTTGTACACATACCACCATTACCCTCAGTTAAATTACATCCTTGAAACCCATATTCAGTTTTACCATTAATTTCAATTTGAGGGTATAATCCAATTTCAACACAAGGATTAGTTACTTGATCTTCATCATCCACAAAATAGAATCCCGGTTCACCAAAATCTTTGATTGATGTGAAAATCCTATTGAATTGTTCTTTAGTTGTGGTATTTCTATTAATTACCGCCGAATTATTTGATCTACCTCTTTGTGGGTTTTCATAATACCAATTACCAACCTTAGCATTCATCATTTCATCATCTTCCGGTGAGAATAAACAAATTGTCGCACTTCTTCTAACACCACCTGATAATACAGCATCTGACATATACATAATAAAGTCATAAGCCATAATAGGTTTCATTGAATTAACTTCCTTTCAATTAATTCTTCACTCTTTAAAAGTGACTTTCTTAACCCCTCAGGTCCAGGAGCTTTAAATCCACCACTAATCATAGCACCCTCAGGTCTAATTAAACTTAAATCAAATCTAATTTCATACCCTTGATATTCAGGAAATGGTGTTTCAGCACCATCTACTACATATGAAGATATTAGAATACCAAAAGCATCACTCCATCCTTCTATTGAATCAGGAACTATAAATGTTTTTGTTCCTTTAGTTCTTTTTGTTAGATTAGGTAAATTGTTAATGTGTCTATGTTGTACAGAAAAACCCACACCACAACCACATAATAACAAATACATTATCTCTTGGAAACATTTTACCCTATTTACGTAGGTACTGGTACAATTATACATTCTAGCATTATGCCTAATAATCGGATCACCTCCAAATTGTAATGCCCTTTGAGAACCCAATACTAATTTATCTTTATAAGCCCCTTCAGCCTTATTAAATAATTCAATAAATCTCGGGTTAGTTAAAAATTGTGAATATTTAACTTTGTGCATACCCATAACTCTTTCAACCGAATCTTCCCAAGTTTCAGTCCTATTTTCATCGTCAATCCACCTTGAATAATCTAAATAATACTTTAAATCACTCGCTAATTGAAGTCCATTCTTACTCATTTTTTTATCGTTTTTTAATTTTTTTATTGTTTATATAAATATGTTATTTTTTAGAAAAATACAAGGGAAAATAAAAAATCCCCCAATTATTTTTTAAAGAAAACCTAATAAAATCAATATTAGTCACTTATAAATAATTAAGGGAAAATATTTTTTACCTTAGATGGTTTCTTCATCACCTGTAACTTTTTCTTTTTGTTTTTTTTGTAGGATATCGTTAACCCTATTTCTTTTCTTCTCTTCTTTTTTGTTCTCAACACCTAAAAAAGTAAGTTCTTCAGTACTATTATCAGTATCAATTTGTACTGAACCATTATCAAATAATGCGTTCTCAAATACAACACCAGCAGGTCCAAATCTGTTCTTCAATATTGACATATTAGCCCTACCATTTTCTTGTTGTTCCATTGTTCTACCAATAGAATATAAAAAGTGAGCAAATTGTGATTTTTTAATTGATCCACCACCCATATCGGATGTCACAATTTCTTGTCCAATTGATTGTCTACCCCCCTGAGTAAATAAGTGGATAGGTATTTTAAGTTCCTCAGCTAATGTTTCAAACTGTCTTACCAAAACACCTTCAGCTGTCCAACTATCCTCAGATAATTGAATACAATCTAAATAATCCACAACAATCATATCTGGTACAATATTATTTTGTCTTTGTTTTTTAACCCAATTACGGATTTTTTCAAACGTTGTACCATATGAAGGAAACTTCTTTAAAACTAATTTCCCCTTACCTTTAATACCTTCAATTATGTCAATAACTGCCGATTTATTCTCTTTTAAATCATTAATTGGGATACCTGTCCAACAGGCGTAATGTTTACGTTTAATATCCCTAATTTTATCTTCAAAGAATATATGGAAAACCGTTTTATCTGAATTGTAATTAGTATTGGCGATTTTAGTGGCGCATGTAGATTTTCCAACCCCTAATGGTGCTATACCTAAACTAACTTCACCCGATCCTAAACCACCACCAGTCGATCTATCAAATCCCCCAATACCAAATGGTAAAGGTTTTCTTTCATCATTCTCTAATACATTCTCAATATTATCCAAAGCATCTTCACCATTATCTTTATCTTCTGATATGTTAATAGCTTTCTTAATAATATCCTCACACTTATCATACGATTCAAAATCACCTTTCTCTAGTATCTTCTGCACTTTTTGAATTGCTTTTTTTAATTCTTGTTGCTTACAAAAATTAATAACTTTATGCTGAATAAAACTACTATCAGCCAATTCAGCTGATTTAATAACACCTATTTCGTCAATAAGAACTCTTCTTGTTACCTCTGATGAAGCCTCCGAATTAATAATGTTTTCAATAGCATCTATTGTTGGTATACTATCATACTTAATATAATACTCTTTAATATATTGAGTGATAACCCTAAAATATTGATTATCAAAATATTTTGGATCAATAATATTAATATAGTTCTCACCAAATGTTCTGTCAGTAAATATCTGTGCAAGAACCTTCGATTGGAAGTTATCACCTAAATACCCAAAATTTTCTTTATCATTCATATTATTCTGTTTCTTCCGTAATTTGTAATGCTGTTTGTAACTTTGATATTATTGTAGAGATAGAATCTTTAATATCTACAATGTACCTAATTTTTTGTCCGTTTTCAAAAAATACAGGGATACATAATCCATAACCCGAAAACATACTTTCCGACACAGGCTTACCATCCACTTTTACAGTAAACGTAAAATTATCTTTAATGTCATTAAGATTATATTTCGGTATATCCTTAATTACAATCTCACCATCATCGTCATAATAAAACCCATAAGGATCATAATTATTCCAAAGGTGATCAATACTTTTCTTCATAATACCTTTTTTAACGATACTCACAACTTCATCGGTAGTGTCTTTCATAGACAAACTTTTAGCTGCTTTTTCATTAAACTTCCTTACATTGAAGAATCTCTGAACAATAATATCTTTGTTCAGTTTTAACACAAATTCAAATCGTGTTTTAAATTTATCGTTTCCGATACTACTCATATTTTATTTTTTTTTAAATTGTTAAACTTTTAATTCCCTGTTGAACCAAAACCATTTTTACCTCTATTGGTTTCACTTAACTCATTCACTTCCTCTAATTCAATTGTAGGATATGGCATAATAATTAATTGTCCAATCCTATCACCCGCATTATAGACTTCACCATTATCCCAAGTTAATTTTTTAAATCTAAACTTAATTTCACCTCTGTAATTACTATCCACAACCCCAACGTGATTTGCTAATATTTGTTTTGTTTTACTTATTGATGATCTTGGAAATAATAACCCAACATAACCCTCCGGTATTTCAACGGCAATATCCGTTCCATACTCATAATAAACTTCACCCTTTACTAATGAAGTCGCCACCAAATCCATACCAGCATCACCCATTTTAGCGTATTGTGGTGTCACCGCCTTTTCACTTAATTTTTTAAATCTTACTCTCATAATATTGCTTTTTTATATAGTTTTTTTTCTTTCTCCATAATAATATAAAATGGTCTGAAAAAATCAATAAACCCTGAATCTGACTTTGGCATATATGAATAGATACCATCATTAATCATTTGTTTCATTAATACTTTATAATCCCTACCTTCAGGGTTTAATACACCATTTATCAATTCATCATTAATTCTTTCTTTAACTTTATCTGTCACTAATGGTTGACTTAAATCAATTATCTTTTTATTTGTTATGTATAAAGTTTCACCCATTACACCATGCTTTGATTTACCATTAATTAAATTACGTAATACCGACGCTTCTCTTCCTCTGGATTCAGGTAATAATTGTTTCCCCTTTTCAATAACCCATTCTAATGTTTTTTCTTCTTTTATCAACTCAGGAAATAACTTAAATAATGTTGGTTCTCCCATACCATAAACACCCGCTATGTTATCTGAATTACAACCTGTCAAAACTTTTACTAAAGATACATTTTTATGAGTATAATCTAAATACTTAGACCAATTTTTTTCATTTACAAAATCTCTTTTGTCGGCTAAAAAAACCTCAGTATTGCTACTTATTAGTTGTAATATATCCCTATCATTTGTATATACATATTTGTACTCATTTGGGGTGTTTAAACAATAATAAGCCATGCAATCATCAGCCTCAGAACCCTCGTCCTCAAATTGTCTTAAATATAATTCCTCGCAATAATATTGGGATTTAACTTTTTGAATGTTAAATTGATAGTCTTTATCAATTTTATTATTTATCTCCTCTCGTTGTATTTTGTATTCAGGGTAAAATGTTCTTCTAATATCCTTAGAGTATTCACCATCCCAAAATACAACCACACGATCCGGAAATATTTTATTTATCATCATTTTTATTGTAATGATGAACTGATATAACCCACCTATCTTATCCCCATTAAATATAACATTTTTAGCACCTTTAGTACCTCTTTTTAATAGATAATTACCATCTATTATTAGTGTTTTTACCATAGTTTAATTCTACTAAAAAACATTTACAAAATCAAACAATTCTTAAAAACCCATTATCATCTCGCCAAACATCACCTTCAGTCAATCCTATTGGACTGTTCGGTAAACCAGTCACTCTAAGAACACTATTAACACTAATTGTACTTACACCAATATGGTTAATAGGTGTTAATGTAAAATTAGGTGTGTTGTTTGTATCAAATAAAGGTTTTTCCCTATTTTTTAAATATCTTAAACTTCTCATTAATTAACACTTATTGTTCCGTAATTTAATCTCATATTCCTTATTATCCTCATATCAATTTCCGCCGCGATTTCTTCAGATAAAATTCTAATTAATTCAGCTTCTGCGTCAATGTTATGGAATGCGCTAATATCTTGAGCCATTTCAGGCGTCCATCTAACTTTAATTTTTACCTTACTTTTTTTTTCTTTAAAGTATTGGTTTATTGATATCATTTCAAAACTGATTTATAAAACTCCATCCTATTTTTTGATACGAAATCTAAGTTATATTTTTCTTTTACAGTTTCATATAACGCTTCACCCATATCTTTTATTTGTTGAGGATTATTAACCAACTTTTTAATTGTTTTATGCCAATCTTTATGACTTCTTTTTTGCTCAACCAAAAACCCATTCTTTCCATCAATAATATCTTCCGAATATGGTTCAATATGTGACGCAATTAACGCTTTTTTATGAAAACCAGCTTCCATTACCTTTAACGATGACTTAACCCTATTAAACTCAGTTTCTATCAAAGGAGCTAATGAAATGTCAAAGTAATTATAATTTATGGCGTATTTGTTAATCGGTAAAGTCCATCTTCTTCTATATGGTTCATTCTTTTCATCGTAAGTACCTTGAGTAAACCTTTCTAAAAAGTTTTTATATTGAGGTGAAATTATCTTATAGTTATCTGTTACAATTTTTTCATAATCATACCACACCGTTTCATGCGGCTTAATAGGTTCTTGGGTTTGTTCCCCAGTTTGAGAATTTATGGTTGTTTTTGTCCCCCTTAAATCAAATCCACATAATACAAATTGTATCTTCCCCATAATAGAATTATCACCTGATAGAACATTTGTTACACCTTGTAATAATTGCAAATCCTTTAAATGTGATGAACCACCTAAATAACCAATACCAATTTTATCATTTTCCTCTCTATTAGGTATGAATTGTCTATCTCTTGGATTTACAGCATTTGGGAATATAACCACATTCTTATTATACATTCTAATCTTAGAAGCAAAATAATTATTAGTAGTAGTTACATAATCAAACACCCTAAGATTTTCAACAATTTTCTTATCTATTTGCTGGTGTTTTATTAATTGATACAATCCGTGCGATGGATCAACCAACCAATGATCATCAATATCACCAATAATAATTTGATTTGGGTTTTGTTGTTTTAATCTTTTATATATTTCTGGAGTTGCACCAATATCAGGGGTTAAACTTCTATGACAAAATATAATATTATAATCTTTATATCTTGTAATATCCGTAAAGTCAGATATATCAATAATATCTATATGGATATCATCTTGAAACATCTCTTGTAAATGTATATGAGGCCATCTCATTCTGTAAGCACCTTTATTCAACCAACCCCAGCACCATCAATAGTTGTCACCAACATCTTGATCTTGCCAGGGTTGTTTTTTTGTTCTCCCGTAATTTCGTTATTTTTCATACACTATATATAACTAAGATACCACTAAAAATAAATATTTGTAAAAAAATACTATAAAAATCTTGTTTTTTTATTTTTTTTGCGTATTTATATAATATGAGAAATAAGATAGAAGACGAAAAAAAGAAAGTTAAGGTGAGTATAACTCTAAACCCTGAATTAGATAAGATTATGGGTGAATTACATAAGAATAAATCTAAGTATATTGAACATTTAATTTATAGGGATTTATTAAAAAACAATAAAATAAATGAAGATTTCATAATATAATGGATATAGAAGTAACATACGAAAATGGTAGGTATTACGCCGATAGAAATTGTCCTATTTGTGGGGATAAAATAACACATTCAACCAATGGTAATCAAAAACACGCCAAATATTATTTAATTAGGAACATAAAAACTTCAATAAAAAATAATACTAAATGCCATAAGTGTAAAGTAATATCCCAAACAGGTGATGGCAATCCATTTGCAGGTAAAAAACACACAAAAGATACATTAAAAATAATTTCCAAATCAAGAAAAGGTAAGGGTATTGGTGAAAATAATTCAATGAGTAAATCTGAAAATAGAAAAAAAGTGTCTGATGGACTTAAAAAAAGTTGGTCGGATGGTAAATTAGAACATGTTAGGGATATATGTAAAAATAATATGTATAATAAACACAAATCAGGTAAATTAAAGTTTTCACCAACATCAAAATCACAAAATAAAATATTTTCTCTACTTAAAAAACATTACAAAGATATTAAAATAAACTTTAATATAGATGGTAAGTTATTTGATTTCTACATACCCAATAAAAACCTTCTTATTGAGTTTAATGGTGATTACTGGCATTGTAATCCTAAGATATATAAAAGTGATTATATCAATAAAAAAAAGGGTATGACAGCAAAAGAATTATGGGAATATGATAAACAAAAAACAATTTTAGGTGAAAGTAAGGGTTTTATTGTTCTTACAATTTGGGAGTATGATTACAAAGAAAGAGGAATTGATTTTGTTATAAATGAAATCAATTGTAAATAAAAAAAGGAGTAAAAACTCCTTTTTATTTTTCGTAGTAAACCCTCTTTAATAAAGAAGATATGTGTGAATTTGGTATCACTTGTGGATTATCAAACTTAAACTTATCCCAACTCCTACCAAAATAATCATTTATGAAAGCACCAACCGCACCACTTCTTGATACACCAGCAGTACAATGAACATATACATTAGAGTTATTATCCATTTTTTCAACGAATTTAATCACTTCTAACGCTTGTTCTTCACTCATAGGTATTTGCTCATAGAACCCACCAGAAGAACCAATTATAGGATGTTTTTTATATTCATTACAATCATCAAAATATAATGTCAATACGTTCGCATGTTGTTTTTCAAAATAAGGTTGATTATCGTTCCCTTCAGTTGAATTAATTGATATAAAATATGTATCATTCAATTCCTCAACATTGTTATCATTTAAACCTTGTTTCTTTAACAAACCCCAAAATAAAAACCTTGATAATACTTTAACCATTTCACAAATTATTTATTTTTTAAGACACGATCACTCACATAGCTAGCGCACCAACCATTAGGTTTACCAATTGCTTTATACCCCATAGAACTAATCAAACCAATCCCACCATCATAAACCATATTTGATTTATGTGTGGGTTTTGAGTTAAGATCAAGATGAACTTCCTCAACAAAAGGTTTCATATCATCACCTAAATATTCTAAAAACTCTTTTGTTCTTTCTACTTCACCCCATAATTTAGTAAACATATCCCTAATTCTTGGAACTTTTTCCATAAAATAAACAACATGACCACCTAATCCTTTTTTATAAAGAACAGCAGATACCGCATAGGTTGTAAAATCTCCAGATTGCTTTGAATCGCAACCAATATATAATCTTACATTACCATTATTACTAATATAATCACTAATATAACCCTTTATATCTTTAATATTCTTAGCGTTTACCATTACCATTTTTTTCGTTATATCAAATCTTCTCATAACTTCTTTTAATTACCACAAATATATAGTATAATTTATTAAAAAACAAGTATTTATTTTTAATGAATCCATTAACTAACAAAAAAATACCAATTACCAGATTATCTAAATGGTATGATGATACTGATTTCGCCCTTGATATTGAAATGGGTAGAGAATACTTAGAGGATGATAATAATTTCACAGTTGTTCTTTATAGGGTAGATAGACAAAAAACTAACTATGATGACATATATGGTGAAACCCTTCAGGATGAAATTAGATTTCATCCTCCGATTGAACTTAAAGTATTAGTTAATATTGAAGATGCTGGTCCAAAATCATATAACTCAAATGGAACTTTATTTTACGAAGATTATGGAAATCTTACATTTTATATTTATAAAAAGCAATTAGAAGAAAAGAAATGTAATATAGAATTGGGTGATTTTATCGGATATGCGGATAGTGAAACAAATGTTAAATATTATAAAGTTATAGATCCTAATAGGATTGACGCTGAAACCGAAAAAACTCGTGGTGGATATAAAACTTTCTATAATAAAATTTTATGTACACCGGTAGATATTACAGAATTTCGTGGCTTCTAATTGAATAGTAATTATTAATTCATATCCCACATATTTTGCTTATTAATTATATCTATTGATAGGAAATCTTTACAAGCGATGTTTATTAAACCTTCTTCTTGTGTTACAAATCCAGTATAACCTTTAGATTCAATAAAATTTAAAAATAAATCAGTTTCAATTATTGCCCACGAATCATTCCATTTTGTGATAAAATAATATAATAACCCAACCATATCATCTTCATTACCACCCTCATCAAGATAATATTCCATAACCTCACCAACACTATCCACCCCTGTATTTTCCCATTCTTTAATGAAATATTCTGTGTTATTCTCAAATAACCTCAAAACCTCACCTTTATATTCGTCTAAGGTATATTTAATACCATACTTAGTTATGTGTCTGAATGTGTTAAAGATTTTATTTGGGTTGAACTCCAACTTAACTTTGTAAGTAAACTTTCTATCAATAAAAGTATTAGGTTCGTTACTAAAAAATAAAAAATTAGTTTTTTTTGTTTTTTTGACTTGAGGGATAAATGATTTAATATCGTAATCAGAATTATGGTAAAAAATACCACCTCCGTGTTCGATCTCTTCCTTTAATAGTTTTTGTTCAGAGAGTTGATGAGTGAAACTATAAAATGAGTTAGATAAATAATCATTCATTATTTTTATAACTTCAGGAGTTACATTTGGAATGTCAGATATTTCATAATTAAAATTCCATAGAAGGTTGTCCTCCATATCATATATACTGTTTTCTGGTGAATAATAAACAATATTAGTCCCAAAATTATTAATATTGTTTGTTAGATTAAGATAGTAATCTTTCATATTATCCTCATCTTTAAATTCATAACCTAATATACGACATATATCTTGAAAAGTACTATCACCATTATCCCATTTATTGATAAAAAATATTTCACTTGGCATTGGGTTTCCTGTTATACCTATTTTTACTTTTTTGGGGTTTCTTTGTATGATAACCGCATGCTTACCTTTATGGTAATCTTCCCACTCATCTTTATCATCGTTAATACACCATTGACAACTATTTGCGTACTTTCTTAGTGCAATATGTGTTAGTGGGACAACAACAATAATGTTTTCATCCTTATATAGTTGAACCCTATCACTCTTTTTAACACGAGCCTCAGTTATAATTTCTTCTCTTAATATTTTTCTTATTAGTTCTTTCATATTCTACCCGGTAAATCATCATTAAAATTTTCACATACTTCTAAACTATCAGGATAAGACTCTGTTTCAATATATAATTTTTTAGGTTCACTTTCTTTTAATAACGAACTAAAATATGTGTCGTAGTCAACAGTATAACCCCAATTGTTTATGCTATAATCACGTAATATTTCATACAAACTATCACCTAAATCATATAAAAATCTATATTCCGTATATTCTTTTGATTCATATCCACCAGTTTCACTATTCCTAACCCTTTTAGTTATTTTATATGGCTCATATCCACTATACTCACCTAAATAAGTTTCTAATTCGTTTTGAGTATTTTCAATAATATCACTTTGAGCTGCGGAATTATAAGCGCTATCGTAAGCCCAACCCATTTCTTTTTTTAATTCACCAAACTCATCATACTCATCTATTATACCACCTAAATCATCATCAGATATTTCATTTAAGAATGTATCACCAATATCAATATTTTCACCCTCCTCATTTTCATATTCAGTAATATTCTCCTTAATCCAAGATTTAATATATTGGATTGACTTTGAATTAACGCAACCCCATACATCGTCATACCAATTATAAAAAGTATCATTATATGGATCCCAATCTAAATTATCACCTAATATTTTTTCAGCCAAATTTTCATCCTTAAATAAAAACGCATAATCGGTTCTATCATTAACAAGTAAAATTGGTTCACCATTTTTAATTTTAATATCATCAATTTTAATATCACCAACCTTATTTTCAATCATATAATTTATACCTTTTTTAAAATTAACAATACAAAATAATTTAAATACACCATCATATCCAATAATATCAGCCAATTTTTTAAATGAAAACTTTTTAAGGATAAAATTAAAAAGTTTTCTAGAACCCTCGTTTATTTCATATAAATTAGTCACATTTCTCTTTTCCCAATTAGACATATACTTACCATATATACTTTCAGGAACTTCAACATTGAACACCTCAACTAGATTTTCAATAGATAAATCACCAATAAAATCGCCATAATTTTTTAAGAAATAAGAAAAAGCCTTTTCCTGTGATTTGAATATTTTATTTATATCTCCAACTTCAAATACCCTACCAATACTTTCAGGTTCATTTTGTTTAAGGTATAGAAAAGCTCTTCCGTATGAAGTAGGTTCAATCTCATTACCATCACCTTTATTAAATGAAGCGATAAAAGTTTCTTTAGGTACTTGTCTAAGAAAATAATCAACAAAAGAATAATTGCGATCTTTTCCATCAAACTTATACGCCATTTCATATAATTCTTTTCTCTTTTTTGGGGTTTCGTTTGTTAATAAACCAGGTAAAATACTTGTTAAACTAAATATAGGGTTGGTTTTATTCTTAATTATATATTTAAACAGTTTTTCTGCCCCATACAAACGACCCAAATCCTCTATATATTTACCACCTCTAGCCAACCAATATAATATAGTTAAATCATTTTTACCAATCTCTAAAGCTTTATTTTTATCACCACCTAAAAAACTATTAATAAACTCACTAGGTGAGTATTCGGTAGTAATTGCTAATTGATGGTAACTACGAATAAAATCCATCCACGTCAATTCTCTTGGTTCTAACAAGTTTTCTTTATTTCTAATTAAATACGATTTTTCACCATTTGTAAACCAATCACCTAAATATTCCGTAACATTACCTTTTAATAAATCCAATTTCTTAACTATAGCATCTCCAATTTTTAAATTATATTTATAACTCAACCATTTAGTCGCTCTTTCACCTTCCAATGTAGAAATAAGTTGTAAGTCAGTTAAACCCTCTTCCTTTTGTTTAATTGATGTTAAATATTCTTCAGGAAGCATTTTATGGTAATTTTCAGGATCTTTTTCTTTAACATAAGAAATCAAAAAATTTAAAATATTAGGATCTTCGGTATTGAAATAAGTCCAACCATCAAAAGATTTATCAGGTGC